AGCATCTTCAACAGCATACCCTATACCTTAGAACAGGTAAAGAATGGGTATGACTATATAATACGAGGAAATGATTATGAGCGAAGTAGCAGGAAAAGTATATCCGGTACATTCTAATCAGTTTAAGTTCGGCCTTAAGGGTATGGACAGTAAGCCTCAGGACATGGCAACGCCAAAAGACCTTGAGAACTTTGCGCCTACCATCGATGGAACAGTAGAAAACTGGTTTGCAATGGATGCGGAAGGCTGGTCTAAGGCGGCTATGACCGGTAAGAAGATGTCCTTTAAGTTTAAGGGAAAGAGATGCGTAGGAGACAAGGCAAACGACTATATCGCAGATCTTGCATGGAAGTTTGGACCCGATGTAATGACACAGTTTGAGTGGACTATGGTATCCGGTGCAAAGCTTACCTGCCCTGTAGTTATCAATGTAACCACACCTGGCGGCGGAGACACCACTGGAATTGATGCTTTGGAGTTTGATGCAGAGTGCTATGGTAAGCCGACAATCACCCCTGCACCGGCTACACCCGGAATCGGAGGTTAATCCATGAAGAAGATTGATATTACAGACAGGCTGAACTTTGAAGAGAACAGCTGCTTAATCATCAAGGGGAAAGAGATTGAAGTAAACAGTGACGCGCCTTCCATGTTGAAGGTGCTCCAGTTTATGAGCGGTGACGCCGGAGCGAAGGAAGTAAATGAAGCTTACGAGACTCTGTTCCCTGCGGAATCCAGAGAGAAGCTTGCAAAGCTTAAGCTTAGCTTTGATGACCTGATTGTAGTGATTAAGGCAGCCGTAGAGCTAATCACAGGAGAGAAGCAAGAAAAAGAGTAATGAGCCGTACTATGACCTGTTTGAAGACTGGGACCTGATAGTTTCCAGCTTCCTGTCACAGTACGGCCTTCGTTTATCTACGAAGGATTTTAAGACGGTTGACTGGGCAGAGTTTTCTGCCCTTTTATCCGGTCTATCTGCGGATACTGCCCTAGGTAAGGTAGTAGCAATCCGAAGCGAGACGGATCAGGAGACCATCAAACGATTTTCTTCGTACCAAAGGAAGATTTACGACGACTGGCGTACAAAACAGAGTGAAAGAATGACAGAGGAAGAATACGCAGCGGAAATGCGAAAGCTGGAAGCAAGCTTGTTTTCGCTTTTATCGTAGGAAAGGAGGATAAATGGGAGATAGCGTAGGGCAGGTAAGCCTTGATTTAGTCCTTAATAAGGGAGACTTCGAGGCTGGACTAAATGGCATATCAAAGCTAGCTGCTAAAGCAGGAAAAATGATTGCCGGCGCTTTTGCGGTAAAAAAGATTATAGATTTCGGTAAGGAATGTATAGAACTAAGCTCCAACCTTTCCGAAGTGCAGAACGTAGTAGATACCGTCTTTCCTACAATGAATAAACAGATAGACAATTTTGCAAGGAATGCTGCAGCGCAGTTCGGTCTATCTGAAACCATGGCTAAGAACTTTACCGGTACTTTTGGTGCTATGGGAAAAGCCTTTGGCTTCTCTGAGGGGCAAGCCTATGATATGGCTACCGCTTTAACAGGCCTTGCCGGAGACGTAGCGTCTTTCTACAACATGAGTCAGGACGAAGCTTATACAAAGCTTAAATCCGTGTTTACCGGAGAGACGGAAAGCCTTAAGTCTTTGGGTGTCGTAATGACACAGACTGCACTGGATGCCTTTGCAATGGCCAACGGCTTCGGTAAGACTACTAAGTCTATGTCTGAAGCTGAGAAGGTTGCGTTGCGGTTTAAATTCGTGCAAGACCAGCTTTCTGCTGCACAAGGCGACTTCATGAGGACATCGGACGGCTGGGCTAATCAGGTAAGACTTTTGTCCTTACAATTTGATAGCCTAAAGGCCGCCATAGGTAGTGGCCTCATTGCAGTGCTTAGTCCTGTGGTTAGGATGTTGAATATCCTTATTGGTAGAATCCTAACCGCCATAAGCGCTTTAAGAAGCTTCTTCTCCATGCTAGGAGGTACTGCAAAGCTTGCTATCAATCCTAAGGGCGTAACAGCCGGAACGGATGCCGTAGCAAAGAGTGCAGATAAAGCAAGCGGTGCACTAGGTGGTGCAGGAGGAGCGGCTAAAAAGGCGGCTAAAGATATAAAGAGTGCGACTACAGGCATAGACGAACTTAATATCCTTCCTGATCAGAGCGATTCCTCCGGAGGTGGAGGCGGTGGAGAAGGTGGCGGGGGCGGTGCAGACTTCCCTATGGAATCCTTCGATACCGGCGCGATGGAAGAAGGGACCGCCAAAATCAATGAGCACTTGCAAGGCATGATTGATAGGTTCAATGAGTTGAAGAATCTCTTTATGTCCGGATTCTGGGAAGGTCTAAAAGACACATCAGTACTCGACTCCATCAAAGAGAACCTTAAAGGAATTGGAGAAAGTCTTGTAAACATTTTTACATCAAGTGAAGTGCTTAATGCGGCTAACACCTTTGCTGACAGGGCTGCAGTTGATCTAGGGAAGATTGCAGGAGCAGGAGTAAGTATCGGACTTACCTTCGTGGATTTCTTAAGTGGTTCAGTTGAGAAGTATCTTGCACAGAACACAGAACGCATTAAGAAATTCATTGTGAAAATGTTTGATATAGAAGGCGATATCGCAGACATTCAAGCGAACTTCGCAGTAGCTATAGCTGATATTTTTTCCGTGCTTCAAGGTGATAACTTTAAGCAGATAGGGGCAGACATCATTAGCATTGTTTCGGATATTTTGGGAACTTTCATTGTAGTTTCGGAAAGCTTTTTCCGAGATTCTATAGATGTGATTCTGACTCCTGTTGTGGAGTTAAAAGACCGGATTATTGAAACCTATAACGCGCTATCTGAACCGGTAATGCAGGTTTTTAATGCCTTGGCTGAAATATTCCACATGTATGGCGATACGATCATAAGCATCTACGATAATTCTATTCATCCGCTATTTACCTTGATGAAGGAAACCATCGTTTCGGTAGGAGACAAATTCTTAGATTCCTTCGGCACTTACATTCTTCCGATAGTTCAGAAAGCGGCAGACAAGTTCACAGATTTTAAGGACAATGTCATTGCGCCTCTTATGCCAAAATTCGAAGAAGTTTTCGGAAAAATATCGGAATGTATTCAAGTAGCGTGGACTACCGTTATAGAACCTTTTATCGTTTGGTTCACCGGCGTTGCAGTACAGCAAATCGGCATGGCGTTAGATATTGCTGTAAATTGCTTCTTCGCATTCCTCGACGGGGTAGGAAAGGTAATTGATGGCGTCCTGACTGCCTTAGGCGGTCTTATGGATTTTATTATCGGCGTGCTTACAGGGGACTGGGACAGGGCGTGGAATGGCATTAAGGCTATATTTGACGGCGTATGGAGAGCCATAACAGGTATCTTGGAGACAATGTTAAATGTAATGCAGGCAAGGCTTACCGGTATGCTCAACATGATAAAAAAGAACTGGGAAGCTGTCTGGAAAGCAGTATCTGATTTCTTTAAACGCATTTTTGACGGTATTAAGTCTGCGCTTAGCGAGAAGATGGAAGCTATTAAAAATGGTATCTCCACTGTCTTAAATACAATAAAGGAAAACTGGGAAAAGGTTTGGACGAATTTGAAAACTACCACAGTATCTATATTTGAAGGAATGTGGGGTGGAATCAAAGGTGTTATCAATTCCATCCTTGGCGGCGTTGAGTCCATGGCCAACGGAGTAATCAAGGCTATTAATAGCATGATTAATTCTTTGAACTCTATTAGCTTTGAACTTCCTGATTGGATTCCTGAAATCGGGGGAAACAGCTTCGGACTAAGCATTCCTACCGTTCCCACGGTTTCCATTCCAAAGCTTGCTAACGGTGGCTTTGTAAAAGCAAACACTCCACAGCTTGCCATGATTGGTGATAACCGGCACTACGGAGAAGTGGTTGCTCCGGAAAACAAGCTGGAAGACTTACTTAACCGGGCGGTGTCTATGGCATCCAATCCCGGTATTTCCGCAGAACACTTTGAAAAGATGCTTTCCTTCCTGTCCAGAATCTCTGAGCAGATTGAAGCTATGGATCTAACGGTATACGTGGATGTACGAGAGATAAAACAAAGGCTTACCGATTTGGAAGGCCGAAGCGGATACAGCTTAAGGGGGTAATATGGCAACGATAACAATTAACGGAAAAGAATTTCCCGCTCCGGACATTGGCGGCAATCTTGTGGTTGCCACCAATGTTTCAGCCGGAAAGAATGCCAAAGGGGAGTTCGTTGGCCAGAAGGTAGGAAGAGACCAATACAAATTTGATTCCCTTCAGTGGAAAAGCCTAGATGCAAAGACTTGGGCGGATATGCTGCAGGAGTTTGATAAGTTCGTAGTGGTCGCAAAAATCCCTGATATGGTCCATAACCGTTTTCAAACGCTTAGAATGTATCCGGGCAATAGAACAGCCACGCCGATAGCCTTCGATAAGGCGGGACTGCCTACCATGTATCGGGATTGCAAGGTAAACATTGTAGACTGCGGAATCAACTAACCAGGAGGGGCTATGCTTCAAGTAACAAGTGCATACAAAGAAGAAATGAAAAAGCCCCTCCGGGGGCATACCCTAATGCGGGTAAATATTGGAGTTATTAACCAAGAGGCGCAGGGCAGTGCTAAAGTGAGCTCTGAGACAGCTTACTTTAGCAATCTGACGAAGCCTCTTAACAACTATGTTGTAGACGCCCTCTATGCGACTACAGAGGAGAACTACAGCACTGTAGACGGTCGGATGTATTTCCTTCCGAGGGAAACGTCGGACTGTGTTCTAAATCAGGGAATTGTAACAAAGGAGATAAAAGGGATTATAGATTTTATCTTCCCTGTGCCGGTGGATTTAAGAGGAGTCACTATAGACTTCGGAAAAACCTATCCGGAAGAGTTTATGATCGTTACAGACAAAAGCTTTAAGGATGTAACAGGGAATACTAAAAGCAAGTATGTCTGTGATGAGGTGTTTAAAGGCACTACGACACTATCCATCATTCCAAATAAAATGGTAAATGGACATGGTCGCTTACATATCCATGAAATCATCATGGGGATAGGTATATACTTTAACGAACGGAACATCCTATCAGCTAGTAAAAAAGAGCATATTAGCCCCATCATGGAGGCATTACCTACTATCGACTTTAGGTTAAGCGTAAACAATAAAGACAGGGCTTACGATATAGAAAACGAAAAGAGCACCGTAAACTTCTTAGAACTTGGCCAGAAGGTGCAGGCCTTCCTCGGGCAAGAGATTGAGGACAGGATTGAATGGCTACAAGTAGGGACTTTAAAGCTTAAAGAGTGGTCGGCTGACGATGACAAAATGAGCTTTACAGCTATAGACTTCCTATCGGGGCTCACAGGGAAGTATAGAAAAGGAAAGTTTTATCCGCAGGGAATAAGCATATATGACCTTTGCCTTGATGTGCTTACTGATGCAGGAGTGGACCCGCGAGAATTTTACATAGATGAATATCTAAAGACGGTAAAGATAAAGAATCCTATCCCTGTAGTAACCCACAGAGAAGCCTTACAGCTTCTTTCCAATGCAGGAAGATGCCTTTTGTATCAGGACGAAAAAGGAAAGATTGTGATTCGCTCTTCCTTCGTTCCGAGGATGACCAGTACAGTAGCTAGGGAGCCGTATTTCTCCAATGGTACAAGGATTCTTGAGAATTTGCCTATTAAAGAATACTCCCTTACAAACGGAAACTATTCTAGGGTAGACGGCACAACTTTATTTCTTCCAAGAAGTGGCAAGGCAGATGTTGGGTACATTGATGACAATATGTTTTTATCTATTACCTCTGAGGCAGCGTTTGCTTGTTTCGGCATGCAACTGCAGTTTGGGCGCACTTATCCCAGCAAGATTGTTATAGATACATCGTTAAACGGAAAGACCGTAGAAGAGTTAAGCTATACGGTAGATAGAGAAGACTTCATCATATCCCACGAGTTCGCGCCGTTCGACGAAATGACTATCTATGAGGACGCACCCTCAAAGACAGGAGGAAGGGCTGTTCTTAACAAGGTAAGCTTCGGAAATGTTACCGACTATGAACTTAGCTATGGTAGAGAGTTAACCAAAACGCCTCTAGGCACCCAGCTTCAATCTGTAAAGACCTTGGAGCTTACAAGGACAGAATACCTTGACAGCACAGAGGGAGAAAAGGAGCTTGCTAAGGTAGAGTGTACTAAGCCGGGAGAATACCTTGCAGAGTTTAGCAATCCTTCCTATGGCTGCACAGTACAGGCATCTTCCGGAACGGTATCCGTGCTTGAAGCGGGAGCTTACTTCCTCCGCTTCTCGTACTCCGGATCAGGAGGAGAAGTAAAGGTCAACGGCAAGGAATACTTGGTAAAGACCTACACAATGGAAAAGGAGTTAAATCCTACCGGTAAGAGGGAGAAATGGAAGAATCCTTTGATATCGGACACCGCGCTAGCTACCGATGTATTAGATTGGGTAGGGAACTACTTAAAAGCCGACAGAGAGTACAGCCTTACCTATAGAGGAGAGCCAAGGTTAATGGCGAATGACTTACTGTATCTGGAGAATAAATATGTAGATAAGCTAATGCTTCGGGTATACGACCACACTTTGAACTATAACGGTGCTTTATCCGGAAGTATAAAAGCAAGAAGGGAGGTTTCTTTTGTGGAAGACACCTAAGACAGACTGGAAGAGTACAGACTTCTTTAATGTAGAAGACTACAATCGAATAAAAGGAAATATCAACGAGATCCGACAGAAGGCAGTAGCCCTTTGGTCGGATTTTCCTTTTACAGATATGAGGGCAGATAAAAGCTTCACGGACTACGGATTCTATGCCGATGAGATAAATGCTTTTGAATCTAATCTGGATAGAATCTGCTCCGCTACCTTCCCTTTTACCATTGGGGAGAGGCAGACATTCTACGATAACCAGCCATTTATCACTTGGGACGAACTGAACAGAATAGAAAACGCTTGCCTCCTTATCTATCAAAACTTTACAGGAAGAGAAGAAGGTATGCGGAGGCTATCTTTTAAATTAGGAACGAAAGGAGAGCTTGTATGAGCCTAAAAACAGACTACAAGGACGCCATGTATCAGAAGAGGAAGTTCCGCATGGAAAACAACAGCGACGGAACAGTAAGCCTCAGCGACGCAACATCCTACACTCAGGAGGGCACTCCCTTCGGGGCGAATGATGTAAACGCCATTACAAAGAGCGTGAACGCTCTTTACCAAGAAACAATCGTAACCATTCCGGCTAATGCCTGGAGCAGTTCTGCACCATATAGCCAAAAGGTATCTGTTCCAACAGTCAAGGCAACAGATTCCGTATCTATGGGAAAGGCGCACACTAAGACATCCAGCCCTGCCGATATTGAGATCTATGACGAGATGGCAGGACTAATAACTGCAGCAGAGGTCACGGATGGATATGTGACTTTTTACTGTGCTGCGGAAAAGCCTACGAAAGAATTTAAAGTAAAACTAAAGGGGGTGAGTAAGTAATGAGTGAAGTATTTATACCGCTTGGAGGTGCCGGAGGGAAAAACAGAGGTACTGTAGCCGTTATCGGCGATAATGCACCATTTTTAAATGCGGGTGCTGTAATGAGTCTTCCGCTTCCTGCAGGAAACTACAAGAAGTCCGTAAGCAATCCCAGAACTAACTATGGAGATGGGAAAAATTCCGAAGTAACAATCTCCAAGGGCTTACTTAAACAGATGGCTATAGATGCCTTCGGAATAGCCTCTATCACAAATTTTAGTGCTACCATGTATGCGCATAAGCAAGTCCGGCTTACATGGGCTAGACCGACTAAGGGCTTGTGGAGTGGTACTTTTTTTGTATTCAAGAAAGGGAGGATGCCTAACAGTGTTTATGACTCTGATACTCAGTATGCTAGCGGAGACACTCATCTAGTTACACAGCCCTTATCGGAGGGGATATGGTATATAAGGGCATTTAACTATGTCGCCACTAACAATGGCAGATGGTATGATGACGGAAAAGTGTCATTCATGATAAATGTAACCGGTATTAGTGGTTCTGTAACGCTAGGAGCAGGAGCAGGAACTTGGACAGTTCCGGCGAATGTTTACAAGATTCGCTATATCCTTGTCGGACATGGTGGGCAAGGTGGGTATCCGGATGAAGTAGGAGCTGGCGGTGGTGGCGGTGGTGGGTATTTTACTACCGGATATATGGATGTTACGCCGGGGCAGGCAATACCCTGGGTTATTCCCTCTCAAGCACCGTTTTATAATAATTCATATAATAATTCACCAGTGTTTCCATCTTATAATACAGTTTTTGGAAGTGTTTCCGCTTCTTATGGTAGAATCGGAACGCCGTTGGCTTATCATAGGAGAGATTCTTCTGGAGGAAATGGCGGTTCCGGCGGTGGTGGTCCATATCTTAACGGAGGAGGAACTGGTGCTCCCGGTGGTTCAAATGGTTCTGATGGAGGTCAAGGAACTGGTAATGTAAGCTATGCTAGGGGCGGTACTGGACAGCACACTAGCACCCTAGGATTTAATGGTGTTCTATATTGCGGCGGTGGCGGCGGTGGTGGAGCAGATGGCGGACCCGGTGGTGGCGGAAATGGTTGGAAATACGATAAAAACCAACGGTTTCAAAACGGTGATAGTGGTACTGATGGCTTAGGCGGTGGCGGAGGCGGCGGTAAAGACAGAGGCTCAAATGGTGGCCAAGGCGGAACAGGCTGTATCTACATCGCATGGGGCAGTAGCATGAATGACGGAAGCTAGTAACCTTAGTAAGCTTAGAAACCTTAGTAAGAACTGAATACTTGTGCATGAAAGGGATTCCTAATTGGGATTCCTTTTTAAATTTACCTAAAAGGAAGGAGAAGAAGCAATGAAACGAGATTTTGCGTTGATTCTGCCGAATCCAACAACGGAGGAGCATGAAGGAAAGACAGTTACCATCTTTGAAAATCCTACTGATGCGAACATGGTTGCCAAAGCTATTTATGGCGAAACCGCTTATGCGGTGGAGTCTACCATGTGGGACATTAGGGAACCTTTCATTTATAGGGACGGAGCTTTCTACAATGTGGAAGAAAAGGCAAAGGAAAATGAAAAAGGCGAGGTGGAATTTGTCCGGATTGAGGAAAAGCTTGCTGAGAGAATCCTCACACCGACAGAGGAAATCCAAGAGCTGAAGAAGCAGAATCAGGATTTGAGGAGTGTTGTTGACACTCTGCTTCTTGAAAGTTTAGGAGGTGCGTAATATGTATGAAACACTTTTGAGACTAGCGACTGATGGAGTTCTTAGTAAGGCTTTGCTAGATAGAGCCGTTGCTAAGAAATGGATTACCAAAGCACAGGAGGAGGAAATTCTTCGTATCGCCGCAGAAGAGAAGGGAGCAGAAAATGGATGATAGATTTTAGTGCATTTTTTTCGTTGGTGGATTTTGGTGTAATTATCCAGTCGCTAGGTTGGCTTTTTCTTGGTGTAATCACTTTGGTAGAAAAGTTCGCTCCAAGAGATAAAAAACCTTGGACAGCCATCCTAACCTTCGTTGGGAAAATCCTTACTAGAGAATTTTCCGAGTCTCAAAAAGCCTTAATAGAGCGAGTTGAGGTATTGAGTGACAAAATTGAAGCCGTTGCCGAGTCTGTAGAAGAGACAAGAGCCATAGCGGCAAGGGTAAGGATTCTCCGCTTTGGAGACGAACTGCTAGAGGGTAGACTTCACAGCAAAGACACTTTCGACCAAACTTTATTAGACATTGATAATTACGAAAAATATTGTAAGAACCACGAAAATTTTAAAAACCATGTTACAGAGGAGACGGTCGCCCTCATTAAAGAGAAGTATAGAATCCGTCTCCGTAAGAATGATTTTGTGAGATAGAAAGAGAGGAAAACAAAATGGATTTAACACTTTTTCAGCAGTTTGAAGTTGCCCCGGTTATGGAGATTGCAATAGCAATATGCATTGCTGTGCAAGTCCTTAAATGGAGAGGAGTCATCAAGGAATCCGATAAGGACTATATTCCATACATTTGCGGATTCATCGGTATGGTTTTAGGACCAATCGCCATGTATGCTATGCCCGGCTTTCCGGCGAAAGATATTATCAGGGCTGTCGCCATCGGAGGGGTTTCCGGAATTGCATCCATCGGTGTATATGAGGTTTTTAAGGCAATTTTAAAGAGTTTTGGTTATACAGCTTAGTCGCATAGGGTGGCTAAGCTTTTTTTATCAAAGAAAGAGAGGAAAAGAATTATGAGTAAAAACGGACCTATGGAGAGATACCCTGGTATTGACGAGGATGCAAGAAACCACATTGTTCCCGGAAGCAACACTGTGGACAACAGCCCTCGCCCAAAGGGTGTGAAGAGAGGACAGGGAGAGGATGATGCAACTCACGGACCCGGAGTAACACCGAATCCGGATAGCTATACAGGTCCCTGAATCGGACTTAAGAAATAAAAACCTTGGGGAGACATTGTTCTCCCCTTTTTTTATTGGAGAGTTGAGAAAAGTTGAGAAGCGTTGAGAAACTTTTTGGAAAACTTTTCTCAAATCAGAATAGGAGGAAAAAATGGCTTATCAGAAAGGTAAAGAGCTTTTAGGAGGTGGATACACTTCCTATACGGTAGATGGCAAAGGATTCTTCGTAAAGCATAAGAGATACTATCAAACGCCCATGCGTGGGGATATTGTCTACTTTTATAGTAGCGTGAAAAAGAGAGTTGCCCATGTGGGAATTGTAATTGAGGTAACGAAACTAAAGAATGGCCAGTATATCATTAAGACCGTAGAAGGAAACACCTCCTCTGCTCCGGGAGTAGTAAGAAATGGCGGAGCTGTGGCTATCAAGACATATACATTCTTCCCTGGACAGGAGAGAAGCATTGACGGCTTCGGAAGGCCTTTCTTCGGCGCAGAAACTTGTACTGTGGACGAGTTTATCCAAGCTGCTATGTTAGAGGTCGGCTACCTTGAAAAAGGAAGCAATAGAGACCTTGGAAGCAAGCTAGGAAATGCCGGAATGAACAACTACACAAAGTATAGCGAGTGGTACGGCATGAACGGCGTGTATTGGTGTCAAATCTTTGTATCATGGGTGGCATACACAGCTTGTAGCCAACATCAAAAGAATCTATTCACCGGATGGAAGCAGGAAGGAGAATCTTGGTTATACTATGATGAATCCGGAGTTCCTGTAAAAGGACAGTGGAGCTACATCAATGGCCGTTGGTATGCTTTCGATGATTCCGGAAGAATGATTAAAGGATGGTTTAAGTCTGCCGATGATTGGTACTACCTTGGAGAAGATGGCGGTATGCTATCTGGGCAATGGTTGCAGGACAAGGGCAAGTGGTATTATCTGACAGATACCGGAGCAATGGCCACAAGTGCAAAAGTCAAGAAAGCGAAAGGACAAGGCTTTGACTTTGTGGGCGCAGATGGAGTATATGATCCCGTGAAATCCTTATTAATAGGAAGAAATTCAGATGTAGAAGTAGTGCAGTAGAAGCCGTGACCAATTCATGACCAAATTTATCCGAAAAACAGGTAAAATGGCTTCCTTTTTCGGTGCATAGAGATTACTAAAAAGTAATAAAAAGGAAGAAAAAAGCCTTGATTTATGTCATTTCTCACATAAATCAAGGCTTTTTATCATAGCGACGAGGATGGGACTTGAACCCATTCGAAAAGTGCTAAAGAATGGCTTAAAATCGATATTCTTTAAAGTTTCGTGACCAAAACATGACCAAATTTATCTAAATTACTCCTTATTTACTACACGATTTGTCATGTGGTCTAAAAATACTTTGGATTCTTCCTGAAGGTCTTCCTTTAAGGCCTTCCTGTAAA